GGCGAAACTTGGTGGTGGGAAAGCAACAGATTGATCCCAATCAACGTGTTCTTAAAACAAGATTGGGCCATATTCAGAGGATGCTTACGCACCATGAATTCAAAAGATGTGGAAATTAAGATGGGCCCTTATGTGAGCCTAAAAGAAATGGCTACCAAACGTAGCAAACGCAAAAGTATTACCTTAGTACGTAAAATGAGTTAACTGTAGCCGTAGCTGAGTTTCTCGCACAGTAAGTTCATATGAACTGCCACAAGATGTGCGTAAGCAACACTATGACTCTTCTTGAAGTAGTATTCATCATCCGCAGGTCTTTCCCACACAGTTTGAGCAACTTCTGCCCAGGGTAATCCTATCAAATGTCGTTTGGCCGGACGTATCACACTTAAAAACATGGCCATCCTGGCAATCGATGTAACTGCTTCGGGCATTTTGATCAGGGTCCGGTAGTGATTGTTGATGTGAATCAACTGTCCGCAAAACTCTGGCTCGTACAACAAGTCCCACAACGGCTCTGTGTTCATCAGTTCTTGCAGGTGTGCTTCATTCTTTATCTGCGTATATAATGATACATTTAGCAAATCCAACTTCATATAGCCTCTATCTTCGGCTGACTCATAGTCTACGCTGGCCAAGCCAGTGAACGGATCTTGCGGTATATCAGTCACGTACACTCCGGTATTGTGAGGTACCAATTGCCCATCACGCAAGATACTGGCCGGGGTATGGTCAAGCAGACGCAAGGCCTGAGCACGGTCTCCAAAGTCTATGTCAATGTCTGAACGAAATTTCATAACAGTAGGTATTTGATCAATCCGGCTAACCATATGCAGGCCAGGTAAGAAAACATTAGGCTAGCGGCCCACTCACGCATACGTACCTGTATAACCACCCAGGTAGTATTACCCAAGAACATAAGTGTCAGGCCAACCAAGGTATTCAATTGTAAACTGACTGTGGTAGCACCTGTCAACATCAAAGCTGTGGCCAACCACTTGGCGTATCGTATCATAATCCAGCTTTCTCTAACACATCCTTGACCCACTCGGTGTCAGCAAGATAATCCTGAAATCTGCGTTGCCAATGGTCAGGGTCTATCCAGGGCAAGATCATTTCAACCTGTTCTTCACCCAACGACTCCAGGAATTCAACTCCTGATGTACAGTTAAAAACAATCCAAGGGCTAATGCGACCGGTAGCAATATGATGACACACACGATTACTGTTGCCATACCTAAAATAATCAGTAAAACCGTTACGAAGTTCTGGGTGTTCATCTGCGTAGTCCTGCATTTCATTTAATGCCCTTTCAAGTGCGTCTTGTACTGCTTCTCGGCGTAGGTATTCGTGCATCCACTCCACATACAACTTGTCACTGCACCAATGGTCTATTTTTTTATTATTACGTAATAGCCAATCAAGAAAGTTAGTAAAATTAATACAGCGTATTGATTGACAGTATCTTCCATGTTTGACGAAAGCGTTATAATAAGGACTGCTAACAAAATCTTCATAGCTTTTTAGCTTGGCGCTACCTTGTGTTACTTCATAAAATCTCAAATAGGCTTTTAAACCCAGTTGTACTCCAACTTCCTTCTCCTGTTGCCAACGCCGCTTGGGTTCGCACAGATGTACCGCAAGACTCGACTCTTTGCGGAATTCTTTTTCGCAATAACGACACTTATAGGTCGGACTTGATTCGCTTGTCGTCCCAACCGAGACTTTTTGCATACTGTTTAAGATCATCTTTATCGTTAATTTCCGACAACAAGGCAATTTCGTCTTCGCCCAGTTCAGGACGCAACTCACGCAAGAACTTCTTGGCCTTGTTATTGCCAGTTTCCTTTTTCTTGGCGGCTAACCATTGGTGATACTGTGTACCCATTCCTGGACTCACAGTGGTGGCCAACAACCACTGTAGTTTTTTATGCTGAGTGGTGTTGACATCAAAGAAATTTTTGTTCAGGCGCTCGTTACAGCTCATTAGGTAATAGGCCTGCAAGTCTGCACTACCTGTTACTGTGGCGCCGTATCGGATCATCAAGAACGGGCTAAACTTTTTCTTTTCTTCATCTGTGAGGCTGTCATAGAACTCACGGTTCTTACGATCAAATGCTGTCATTTCACTCTTGATGCTTAGTTTATCTTCCACTGTTGTTAATCCATTTTGTTAATGCTGTTGCTATCACATCGTGCCCGGCCACAGTTGGATGACCACCCGGAAACAACAGGTGTGAGCTTCTAGCGTTGGCTTCTGTTGGTGTATCGGGTTTATAACTTGGTACATATTCTTTAAAAGGAGCTGTTTCCAGCACCTGTCTCAGTGTGCCAGGGTAAAAACGATCAACATTGATTACGCGAAACTCAAATTCGGGATTGTAAAAATTATGTACATAATAGTCTGTGATATTATACCGGCGGCAAAGTAAATTTAGCAAGACCACGTTCTTGTGATAATTAAACAACTCCAATCGTTCCGAGTGTATGTGTTTAAAATATGCGGGAGACAAATTGTCAACTGTGTTGCCAACTTGTAACTCTAAGGTTTGCGGGTCCTGTTCCCACAGTTGATCACGTGCAGGTGGTACAGCATTTGGATGCCAAGCTATACCTCTACTGATATCGGTTATGCAGAACAATGCTGTGTATTGCGTTGTTGCATCATAATCTTTTTCTAAAAAATTGATAAACGACATGACCACGTGATCAAAACTGGTGGCAATACGACTACGATCGTCCAGTGCTAGACCTAATCGTTGTGCCAAGAGTGTGGGAAATGCCCGAGACTTATCATCCAGTTTACCACCAGCGGGCCAACTGTCACCGAAAGTTAATAGTACATCATTCATACTGGGTGCCAATCAGGCGGTAGTGTTTTGGGATCTCGAGACAATTCATACAGTATTTTAACACGTTCTATGGCTTCTTGTAAAGCCGGTGTATGCTCGGCTGTGTTGAATATGTCCATCCATTCGTTGCGGCGGCGCTCCAGTTCAATACGGGCTTGTAATTCAGGTGCCACGCTGTGTAATACACGTTCGCTTGTGCCCGATTTACGTTTGTATATGGTGAGCCCACCATCCGGACTTTCATACACATCATACGAACTGATCTGGTTGGCCTTGTAGGTGGTCATTTACCAAACTTTGCTGTAATCCAACACTTCGCTTTGGCGACTGATATCTTTGATAAAGAAAGCACACATGGGTTCGTCGCCTTCGGTTAAAGGAATTGCCAACAGTTGCCCGGGCTTGAGTTTGGGGAAATACCATTTGACGTCTTGATAGATGTCTACAATTTCTACCGGATGGAACTCAGGTTTAAAACTGGTCAGGGGATTGAATGTAAACACGTTAAATCCACGATCGTTAATTGATGTTAGGGGTACTACTTCTAGATCACCAAAGTCGGGCTCGCCAATCAACAACTGCCAATCCACCGGCATACGAATAGTATTGTTACCAATCTTTAAGACCAGCGCAGGACTGTTAAAACTTTCCAAGAAGATTAGGGGAATATAAAAATAGTCTGGGTCTTTGGGATCACTGTTGTCAAGTACGCAAAAACGCACTTCGTCTATTTCTCCCGGCACTTGATCCATGGGATATGCTGTATTATCTAATGTTAATATTCTCATTGCCAAGAGGCCTTTTCTATAGTAAATGGGTAGTTTGCTTCTTTGTAAAAGACTTTTCTTTTTGTCAAATGCCGCTTGGCAAACTTACAGGTGCTGGTTATGTCCCAGATTTGGACGAAGTCTTTGTCTTCCGCTTTGCGAATACCACGCCCGATGGACTGGATAACACGCACAAAGGATTTACCCGGTTCAATAAGCACAAGATTGAATATCCTAGGAATATTAATACCAACAGCAGCAACGCCATAGGTAGCAATAATAATTTTGTTAGTGGATGTTGCAACGTCATCGTATTCCTCTTTTCGATCGCCGGCTTTGGTAGCACCCGACACAAATGCTACATCGGGCTTGTCTGACAACAGGCTGAATAATGTACTTAGCTCTGTTTGCAACAGTCGGCCAGTTTCTATTCGATCAACTAGGATTAATGTATTACCACTGTCTTTGATACTGTCAATTAATTTGGCCAAATATGCTATACGTTCCGTATTGGTCACCAGGTATTTTAATTCGCTTTGATAGTCTCGATATTCCACTGAGTCTTGTAACTGTACCACGTTAACGTGACAGTTGGCCAGGTGGCCGGCTTCCTGTAGCTCGCTGGCACTTAGCCTTCCGATAACTTCGCCTAGACTGCAACGCAGACTGACAAACTCGTAATCTTCTTTGGGAATGGTTCCTGTCAGTCCCCAACGGATGGGTACACGTGCAAACACGCCTGTTAGCAAAGTTTTTAGAGCATCTGCTTTGGCCATATGTACTTCGTCTACCATTACACACACCACATCTTCAATGAAGTCGCCAATGGTAACATCACCTATGCCGGCCTGTGTGTTCTTTAACAAGACATTTAGGCTTTGCCAAGTACAAATGGTATGCTGACGGCCAACGTCCTTGCGGTCGCCAAAGTACACACCAACATCAAGTCCCATATTTTTATAATCGTCTTCGGTCTGCGTTACCAAGCTCTTGTTGGGAACTATTACTATACTGCGCCCATATGGTTCCACACTCTTGCTCAAGGCCGCTGTCATGATAGTTTTACCAGCACCGGTGGCCACTTCCTGTATGCTTTGTGGGTTGGCCAAAAAGTCATTTAATATTTGTATTTGGTAATCACGCAACACAATGGGTTGGCCTTCAGCTGGATGTCCCTTGGGCCACTTGATATCAGCAAAGGTATCTTCTGTTACCTGATCAAAGCTGAACTGTGTGGAATAATCTCTTAAATCTTCAATTTCAATGTCGTAATTGCGACTTTCTAGGTATTCAATAATTTCAGGCAGCAGGTTAATGTAACTGCTGCCACCCAGTTGAAAGAACGCAACTTTACCATCCCAACGTCCTAATCTAACTGCCGGTTGATATCTTGCGCCGGGCACTTCGTACTTGAATTTGCGAACCAAAGCCGTGCGGTCACCAAGATCCAATCCTTCAATCTTGACATTGACTTCATCGCGGATTATTAGTCTAGCTTGCAAATGGTTCTTCCTTTGACATTCTTATTATACACATCGTTGGTGAAATATACAACCTTTTCAGCTGTCTGAATCCACACTTGACGATCTCCGCCGTATAGCATACCAGCAGTACTGATCAATAACGGAATACGATCAACAGCATTTTTTGGTATCTTGTTGGTATATGCCAGGCGTGTGGCATCTGTTATTGCTTCACGGTTGTTTAGATTGGCTATTTGATCAGAGTCAAAATAATTGACCAACTGCGAAGTCAACCGATCGGATAAATCCGGTTCATACACATAGATTGGAAATCTACCAGTTGCTGTGGCATAATCAACTATTTGTTTGAGTTGGTCTTGTGCTGCCGATCCTGGTGTTACTTTGAGTTCTCGGTTGGCACACAGGCTCCAAAATCTGGTACCGTAGGTTTCGATAACAGTATCTTCAATGACCTTTTGTACAGTATATCCCAACAAGGGTGCGTGGTCAACCAATGTCAGTAGATTGTTGTTATCAAATCCACCCAATGTATTTTCAACATATTCACATAACGTGTTGTTGGCATTTTTGATATACAATTGATTGTCGCCAGCGCACAGTTCAATTTGATGTGGTTTCTTTTCTGTTGCTAAAATCAGTTTCATCAATTGATCAACACTTGGATCTATTTCAAAATTATTGTTTTTGCTAAAAGTATAACACCAATTTAGATTGTATTCTGTTAGGTCAGCTGTCCAAAGTTTGGATGCACGATCAAACACAATACGTCCACAACTTTCTTTACTTTGATCTCTGATACTTTCTATCAAACTTTGATTATAAGGAAAACGTAATTTAACAACATCGTCTTCAATCCAGACACGTGTACTTCTATCAATGTTGCGTATGGGATTCTTAAACACTGGTGTTGTTTTGACCGGCTCAATGCTGACCTGCAGTCTCAACAATTGACGTTCATATTTAAGTACCAATGCCACTGCCAATGCCGATTGTTTGTCAGTGAATCCTATGTTGTTGCGCGATTGCTCGGCAAAACTTTCTACAATCTTGATGTCATATCTGGCCAGGTTCAACGGGCTCTGTGGCAACTGAAAAATACTGTAAGTACTTTTACCAGCGGCATCACGAAATCCAGCAATGATTTCAATGTAGTCTTCAACGTGTGGGTATGAATATGCCATAGCATTATTATATAGTATTTTGTGTACAAAGTCAAAAAAAGCCCCGAGTATTTCTACCCGGGGCAAACTGGCTTCGGGAGCCAGACTGTGATTCAGGAGCTAGATAGAATCACAGTGAAAGAAAACTGATGGGTTCCTCAAAAAATGTACAGGCCAGAACCAATCTTGGAAAGTCGGTAGCTGACTGCATACGGATTGAGTGTGGTATTTGACTATTAAACACTACCGGTTGCAACAATTCAACACAGCCAACCTGTTCACACTGGGTCAAGTCAACGGATTCTAGATCGTAATAGGCACTACCAAATTCGTTAACAATGGGTTCTACTGCGTCAAATATTTCTTTGGGTACACGATACCATTCGTTGTAACTGCCGGCTGTATTCAATATGGGAAAATTAATCTTGGCTGTTACCGGTAACTCGTCCACGTGCAGGCCTACATTCTTGTTTGAGTTACATACTGTAATGCTGACTTCACGCAACCTTAATCCTAAACTTCTAGTCCATTCAACTAATTCTGGTACCGCTCTTACATACTCGGCTGTATTCAATTTGTTCCAAAGACTTAAATCATCCAGGTGATCAAACAAATCGGTTTGGGTCTTTAAAAACTCAACTGTTTTGATTTGAATAGTAGACTGCACTGGGCAGTCTACTGGAGCATAAGGACGGAGCATCAAGCAGTCTTCATACAAGTAACTTGAGCCATTTGCTTCCACTTGAGTGGAAAGCTCTTACGCAAGTCTGCAATCTTGATTGCCATACGCAGGCTCATTTCACGGAACCGGTTCTTGTTCTCTTCCAAGAAGCCGATGATCTCGTCTTGTACGCATTGTTCAAAATCGTATTCGGCAAACAACTCGCCATCCTTGGCAATTTGCTTGATACGCAGGACCTTGTCACGCATTGTGTCCAGCGTCAAATCCAGATAGTGACAGCGACTTTGTAGTGCATCCAAGTGATCACGCAACTTTTGGCTTTTCATTTGATCAAACTTAAGGTTGGTAATAAACACTACACTACCGTTGAAGTTGAAGCTATCTGGAATGCCTTCACGACGCAATAAATTGCTGTCTGACAACCACGAAATCTTACGCTTCTTGCCAGAGTCTAGGGCACCTTTGAGCAAGTTCAAAGCAACATCGTCCAACAAGATTGAGTCACAGTCATCAAACACCAACATACAGTTGGCATCTGAATATTTGTAAAGTGTTGAATACAAGCCTAAGGCTGTTGCACTACCTTTAACAACTTCGGCACGTAGACGCTTGCCTGAGATTTGATCAAACAAGCAGGCCTTTTCTACAATGCGTTCTACACCGTAGCTCTTGCCCACACCAGGAGGGCCTGATACAATCATAGCACGGATTTCGCCATTTGTAGCGGCAGTGGTCATCTCGTCCAGGATCTCAAAACGCTGACGAATACGTTCAATAACTTCTTCGTCAGTCTCGGCTGCCGCTTCTAAGGCCACAGCTTCTTTAACCGGAGTATTGCCAGCCTCAACAAATTCTTGTTCGCTTACAAATTCGTAATCGCTCATTGCTTCTACCTTGACACGGATTTCTTCTGGAAAGCCAGGAAATCGACCACTGTTACGAACAGTCACGTAACTACCCTTGGCAGTCTGCTTGAACTGTTCAACCAATTGAAACACCTGACCGCTCACATCAGTTTGACGATAAGCACCAGACTTAACACGAATGAATGATATGTTTGACATACAACTAGCTCCTTTTTTGATTTAATACAAGTATTATAGCATTTTGGCAATTTATGGTCAAGCACCATAATATTGTGCATCTGCATTGGCAGACTCTTCGGCCTGTTCCAACACGTCAAAATCTGACTCGTTAATTACCCAACCCTGGCTACGCAATTCTGCACGACCTTCGGGTGTTTCTTTCATACTATCCATGGTATCGTGGATTGCATTGATGCTGGCTTCTAAATACGCACGATCGCGCCATTGTTCTGGTGTAGCCGAACGAGGACGGAACCCATAAAAGTCTTTGTGGAAATCGCTCAAATAACTTTGCAATTCTTCAACACTTAAATCTGCTAAATGGTTCTGGCTCATTGCTACTCCTTGTTATTTACTATACAAGTATTATAGCATTTTGGCAATTTATGGACAACCATTTTAGTGGCTGTTTAGGGCTGGATTATACTGGCGGATCAGTTCACGCTCACGGGCGTGGGCTGGCTTACGACCACGTACAATTTCCACTAGTCCGTAAGTGTGAGCTTCTGTGCCGTACTCACGAATACTGTGGCATAAAGCCCACACTTTGTTTTCTGTCACTGCACGGCGAACGTGCTTTTGAATACGAATTTTTAAAGCTCTACGGATTTGGCTACCACAAACGGTAATACCAATGTATTGCTCACCTGTTACTGTATTTGTGATGCAGTAAACGGCGTGTTTTGTATCTTGTCTGCGTTTTCTTTTTACCATACCATAATTATAGCATTATGGCATTTTTGGCACAACCAAAATCAGCTGTTTAAAGTGGCGTAAGGACTGTATTCTTCGCTGTTGTCTTTATGCAACACAATGTTGGTTCGGTCAGTGACCACTAACTTACCTGCGGCTAGGTCGTTTTCCATACTTGCTATCCAATCAGTATACTCCTGCTCATAAGGAAATGCCTGTTCATATTCGTCGATAATCAAATTCTTCAGTTTCATATTGCCCTTAATTAAATAATTGAAAATATACTTTTTCTGCTTCAATCTGACGTTTATTAATCTGCTCAATTAATGCTAAACTTTCATATATTTGAGTATTATCTACTCCGTGTTCCCGATATCCTTCAAATAACATTTCTAAATATCCATCCGAAGGATATTCGTCTGGATTATCTCCAGTCATATAATATGTCATTGCTTCTACTGCACGACCATTATGTAATACTCGAACCTGTTTCTTGAGATAATAAGTGGGAAATCCTTCTAATGCATCTAAACTCAATTCACATTCAGGAGTTATTTCCCACAATACACCTTTGGTATTAAATTCAGGATTTTCGACAATGTCGGCGTGCCGTGCAAATCTAAATTCGTGACCAATTAAGGTTGCGGCACCTAAACTTTGAGCTTTAGGGCAACGAAAGCTCATTTGATTTTTGTTGGTATTCATACCATAGCTAAAATATTTCATACTGCAAGTATAGCATTATGACAATTTAAGGTCAATAAAAAACCCGCCTCAGCGGGTTTGTTATGTTAATGCGTACTAACTTAAAAATTAGCCAATTCTACGTGCTTTAATTTGAGTTGGAGTTTTTGTTGTTTCTGCGTAAGCTGCTTTCATTGCATCAATTTGACCGGCTGACAGATTCAAAATTGCGTCTGCGCCATTGGCAATTACTGTACAGGTTAAATCATCAGAACCTTCTACCTTTTTAATTTCAACAAGGCAAGGTGCAGTAAGGCTAAACTGTGCAACATAATTGTGTGTATGACCGTTTACATCGGTAAATGGGCCTGGTTCAATCTGGCTTGTACTGTCATCTAGACCATTTGCTGTGATCCATTGACGTAGTTGTACTGCTGTTTCGGCGTGTTCTATCGTTGTATCTGCATACAATGTGTATAGTATTTTTTTGGTAACTTCTGACATTTTAGTGTTCCTTTAGTGTATTTATGCTTGAACTAAAAACCCGCTAGGGTTAGATATCATAATAACACCTAGCGGTTGTATACAACTATTTACCTACTATTACATCATACTGGGCATTGATGGCTGTGGATTTGCTGGATCTTTTGGCAAATCAAAGATAGCACAATCTGTAGTCAACAATAACCCGGCTACACTGGCAGCATTTACCAGGGCAGTTTTGGCCACTTTAGTTGGGTCAATAACACCGTCGGCCAGCATATCTACATACTGTCCGCTAGCGGCATTGTAACCGTTATTACCAGTACTTTGGGCCACAGCATTTAGTACTACATCAGCTGATTCGCCAGCATTGCTTACGATACAACGCAAGGGTTCTTCCATGGCACGTAGCACAATGTTGATGCCAGCCTGTTGATCTGCATTGGCACCTTGTAGGTTAGCAATAGCCTGACGTGCTCGAACCAAGGCAACACCACCGCCAGGAACAATACCATCTTCAACAGCGGCTTTGGTAGCGTGTAAGGCGTCATCGATACGATCTTTCTTTTCTTTGACTTCAACTTCAGTGGCACCGCCAACTTTGATAACTGCAACACCGCCTGCCAATTTGGCCACACGCTCTTGTAGTTTTTCTCGGTCTTATTCGCTGGTAGCTTCTTCCATTTGTGTACGGATAGCATTTACTCTAGCTTCAATTGCAGCTGGATCTCCAGCACCGTCAATGATGATGGTGTTTTCTTTTGAGATCTCTACACGACCTGCCATGCCCAAATCTTCAGCTGTTACTTTTTCAAGTGTTAAACCTAGTTCTTCGGCTACAACTTTACCACCAGTTAGAACAGCAATATCTTCCAACATGGCTTTGCGACGATCACCAAATCCGGGTGCTTTGATGGCTGCCACTTTGACCGTACCACGCATATTGTTTACTACTAGAGTGGCAAGTGCTTCGCCTTCAACATCTTCAGCAACAATTAGCAAGGGCTTACCTGCTTTGCTTACTGCTTCCAATACTGGAATCATGTCGCGAATGTTGGTAATCTTTTTGTCAAACAACAAGATGAATGGATTATCCAATTCAACTGTTTGCTTTTCTTGATTGTTGATAAAGTATGGGCTCAGGTAACCACGATCAAACTGCATACCCTCTACAACGTCCAACTCGTCTTGTAGACTCTTACCATCTTCCACAGTGATAACACCTTCTTTACCAACACGAGCCATGGCATCAGCAATCATTTTACCAATGCTTGCATCACTGTTGGCACTGATAGTACCAACCTGTGCAATTTCATCCTGTGTTTCGCAAGGTTTACTGATGGCAGCCAATGCGTCAACGGCAGCTGTAGTGGCCTTGTCAATACCGCGTTTCAAATCCATTGGATTTAATCCGGCAGTAACATACTTCATACCTTCTTTGACAATGGCCTGAGCAAGTACTGTGGCAGTAGTTGTACCGTCACCAGCATCATCGGCAGTCTTGCTTGCAACTGCCTTGACCATCTGTGCGCCCAT